AAAGTTTGGAGGTGCAAATGGATGGCAGACATTAAAGCAAAAGTTTCAGATGAGGGTGGATTAGTCAACAATATTGAAACCATCAAAGCTTTACTAGGTATCAAGGATAAACAAACTCCAGACTTGTTCGATTCAGTTGCAAATACTCAGCAAAAAGTTATCAATGATTTCAAAGATAGTATTCCTGCTACAAAGTCTTTGAAAGATGCCTATGGCAACAAAATAACTGGAACTGGAACAGACGATAAGATAAAGTCATTCACAAGTTATGGCTTTGAGAATGATACGATAAACTGGCCATTATGGCTTGCTTTATATAACGATTCTTGGGTATTCAGAAGAGCAATTGATAAACCTGCTCAAGACATGGTAAGAAGTGGTATCAATCTCAACTTAGATAACAACAATGTTGATGAAGTACTAGATATTGTCAAAAGACAAAGAAAATCTTTGATTGAACTGATTCAATGGGGTCGTCTATTTGGTGGAAGTGTAGCTGTTGTAATGTTTGACAATATGAATGATGAAGACTATGTTAAACCTATAGATATTGTCAAGCTTAGGAAAGCTAAGATAATGTCTTTATATGTCACTGATAGATGGTATGGTTGTGCACCTAGTGATAAGACAGTTGAAGATATGGACAACACTGTGGATTATGGCAAACCTTATTCTTACGAAATAACTTTTGCTGATGGCCATAACGTAACTGTTCATCATGACTTTATTCTAAGATTTGAAGGAAGGACTGCTCCAAGGTTATTGAAGAATGGCAGTCTTATGGGTTGGGGATATGCAGAAGGTTGTCATATCATCAATGAACTTGCAAGAGACGACCAACTTAAAGCTTCAATAACTTCTCTTATCAATAAAAGTTTGATTGAAGTCATTAAGATGCCAGGTATGCGAGGTATTTTCTTAGGTTCTGACAAAGAAAATGAACAGCAAATTCAGAAACGTCTTGAGATGGTGAATTGGGCTAGAAACTATAATTCTCTTACGTTCCTTGACAAAGACGATGAATATCAAGAGCATGGATTTGGCGGTCTTGGTGGACTCAGTGATTTACTTGAACAGAATATGACGTTGATTAGTGCTGCACTTGAGATGACCGGTGTCTTATATGGACCTCTTGAGAAAGGTTTTGGAAGTGATGCCGATGCTCTTGAGCGATATGATGAAACTATCAACAATTTGAATGAGAACTATTTTAGAAGTGTCATTCAAAAGCTTCTTAATATTATCTATAAATGGAAAGGCATCAAAGAGCAAGTCTCATTCGACTTTGGTAGCTTAATCAAAGGCAAACAAGACAAAGACAGAGTTGAGGGAATGAAAGACTTCCAACAATTGTTGTCTGGAATGTTGAATGATGGTGTCTTAACTCCTAAACAGTACGCTATGGCAATGAAGAACTATGCTGAAAAGGGTATTATCAACTTAGGAATAACTGAAAAAGACATTGACGAACTTGATGACAACATCAAAGAAGAAATGGAAGATATTAAGCTAGGTAATGACAATCAGGAAGATTTTGGAGGTGTAAAGACAAAGTGAGGAGTGAAGATGAAAAGCTTTACAAGAACAAATACGTCTTAGCAGTTTATGACAGAGATGATGATACTCTCAAATACTTGTTTGATAACTTAAAAGAATTATGTGAAGTGCTTGGATTAGAGGTCAATAGAAAGAACATGAACAAAGTTCAAGTCAATGTCTATAGGGCATTGAAAAGACCTGACCATCAAACAAATTTATTTCGAGGACGATGCTACAAAATATACATTGTCGACATAACTAAAGAGGAGGATTAAAGTTATGAAAGATTACGTTTACATTCAGTCTAATACGAGTATTGTCGTTACTGCTGGTTTACAGAACGATAATGTCACAAATCCTGATGCTCATATTCCTGATAGACTTAAGGTCAATCCTGTGTGGCCTAAGCTAAGAGTCATGATTAAAGTTGGAAGACATATCTATCCTAGCTTAATTGTTGAATGGAATACTGTCAAATCGCTTGTTAAAGATGGCATCATTACAATTGGTGAAGAGGTTGACAATCCTAATGACGTCAAAGTTGAAGAAAAAGCTAAAGATTTGAAAGACGAACTTAAGAAGATAAAGAAAGTTACAGACATCAAACTTGAAGATGTTGCTGAATAAGGAGAATGCAAATGGCTTATGGAGCTAATTCTTTAGACAAACTTCCTGAATTTGCCACAAATCCTCAAGACAATACTTTTGATTCAGCAATCATCAATAAGACATCTACATTAGAGCAAACTGGATTTGTTCCAAATACGACAATCAAGTCTTCTCAGATGAATACATATATGAAGACTATAGTTGAAGCTCTTAGAGGAATTGTCGATGGCTTATACAGAAATGGCACTCAACAAGGTATCATCAAAGCTAATTCTACTGCACAAGAGTGGGAAGACTATCTTCAAAAAGGTTTGAATGACTTGATTATCAAGACAAAGGCGAATAATGCAGTCCATGCAGATAAGTCTACAAATGTTGATAATATCGTAAATAATGATACTGGCAATAATGCTATCGTAAACTTTAGTATTGGTGATAAGAACTTCAGTAAGACAGTCAACAATGTTGCTAATTCTAAAGCTTGCTCTGGTAATGCTGCAAGTGCAACTAAGTTAGCGAATACTAGAACTATCAACATTAGTGGTGATGCTACTGGTACTGCTCAAGGATTCAATGGTGAAAGCAATATTACGATTCCTATTGATGTACAGAAAAGTGCTGCATTGGATTCTATTAACATTGGTGATGCTAGTCATGGTGTCTATTTTGATAGTAATGGCAAACCTGTGAAAGTTAATGTAGTTGCTGAAGCAAGTCATGCGACTAATTCAGATAATGCTATAACCGCTATACAAGCTAAAGATGCTGTTGATGAAACTGCACATAAGTTTGCTTTTGTGACACAAGCGAAATATGATGAACTTAAAGCTGCAAATACTTTGGTAAGTAATTGTTTGTACTGCATTACTGATGATACTACTGAAGCTAATATCATGCAAGCTATTGAAAGTGTCAATGCTAGTCTTTCTAAAGAATTAGCAAAGAAGCTAGATAAAGGTGACTGGGTAGAGTATAAATTCAACTGGTCGAAAGATACAAATATCAACGTTTCGATTTCTGCTCTTGGCTATGGTACTTATATCGGGGAGATTGTAGCCAAAGGCACTGGAAGCTATTCAGACATCAGTACGGCAATTTCTTTAGGAGTTTTTAGTATTTATAAA